CCTTGAGCATAGTCCTTATCCGCGAAGACACCGAGTCCATGAATCGCTGAATCATCGACATACGGCATTTACTTCTTCTTGTTCATACCGCCGCGCATACGCTTCCTAGCCGTTTTGGCCATGCCGCCGCCCATCATCTTCTTCATGCCGCCGCCACGCATCTTCTTTGCCATTCCGCCACCGCGCATCATTTTCTTCATGCCGCCGCCGCGCATCTTCTTCTTTGCCATTTTTGCTTTGCCTGCCATTTCTTAATCTCCTTCTGTCAAGAACTAAGGCTTCATATACATCCTCTGGGAAGTGTTCGTAGTAATTCGACTTCTCCAGATATAAAGCTGCATCGTCTAGTTTTGACAGTTTCTGTACAAAGACCATGCAGTAGGACAAGCTGTCATCTGTAACGCCGTCATCGACTAAAAAATCCAGACCAGCCTCTGTTGCGTCATAGTCGGGATGAAACACCATAAGGTGCAAATCAATACCGGCTATTGACATCAACTCATTGATACCGTCACACAGACCATCAAGGTATTCCATGTCCGGTAAATCTTCATCGGCCCAAACTACGATGTCGTAGTTGTGACCATCAAACTTACGAATCGCATCCAACAGTCCGTCCATGCCGGTGTTGATGCTAAATACAACTTTATCATCTGCCCAAGCTTTTCGGGCGTAAGGACAAGGAGGAAGACCGTTTAACTTTGCGTTTGGTATTTCCAGAAAATCCCTTGACCAGATGCGAATATCACGCTCTACGGGATGCACGTGTCTTCCTTTTTTGCGCTTCGATAAATTTTCTATAAACTGCCGCAGCGGCCGTCTTACCTGCCGCTCTAGCACGTTGTTCCATAGCAATCGCCGCTTGTGTCTTATGAGCATGTGTCCGACCTGACGCTCGAATCTTACGAACAGATGCTTGCGCATCCTTTGCTGTAGCAAACTTCAGACCGTGAATCGTGCCCTTTGGATTTTCATCCGTATAAAGGTCGCTATGCTTTTTTGACTTTGCGGGTTGACCTTTTTTTCTTGGTATTCTTCGCATTCGATTTACCAGCCCTTGACAACGCTATGGCTATCGCTTGCTTATGGGGACGTCCCTCCTTTTTAAGCTTGCGAATGTTTGCGCTTACGGTTCTTTGACTTTTTCCTTTTTTTAGCGGCACTTGGTATTAATCCCTTTGATACAGCACGCGCTCGCTCGGAGAAGCCCATCTTCTCGCCGCTACGTATCTTGCGCCGTATGGTGCTAAGTTTGGCGACCACTTTTTGCTTTCTTCTTCTTCCTTTGGGCAGCCATGCTCTTTTCAATAGCGTCCTGTCTTACACGCTCATAGCCTTTCACAACGCCATCATTGTTTAGGTCGCCAAGGAGACGACCTGCTTGTAGACGCGGAACATTGGTAGGCAGGTCCATGATATGTTTTTTACCAGCTTTCATGCCGCCCTTCTTCTTTCCTCCATCTTTCAAATCTCGTGCTGCTCGACCACTCTGAACGTATTGCGTCAGAGACATGGTGTCATCCCGTCCTTTGTCGTAGAAATTTTCACGATATTGTTGCATCAAAGAAGCAGGGATTTCTTTGATACTAACGCCGCCCTTTTCGCGCATCTGAATCTCAGCCATATCAGCCTTCGACATGCCGCGATACACTGGGCCTTCTGCACCCTTCTTAACCGCTAGCTTCTCTTCTTTGCCGCTTTCGGTTTTGACACGACGAGTCGCAGGTTTGTTCTTATCACCAAGAATGAACTTCTCTACAAAGCTTTGCTTACGAAGCGGTACATTGATGCTTTGACCGGCAGAAATCTTGTTAAGGTCTTTAATTTGTGGATTTTCTTTTTCCAGAGACTTCAGGGATACGCCCAAAGTTTCGGCAATACCGCTAAGTGTATTGCTACCCTCACCAAACTTTCCGGCTTTAACTGAGAAAGTTTTCTCAGGCATCTTAAGCTTACTGCTACCGTCTGGTCGTACAAATAGACTTTTAATCTTATCGCGATTACGCTGTGACATTAGAATTCCCCTGCCTTCATTGCATCCGACAGTTTCTTAGCGCGGCGTCCGACCTGTCGTGCCCAACGCGAGTCCATCATTTCGAGGCTCGCAACTTCATAATTACCCTCGTGGATTGCATTCCACATCTTCTTAAATTTACAAAGGCGTGGCACGCCCATATTGAATGCCATGTCCATCAGTATCAACTGTCGAACGCCGTCCAAATCCTCGACGCATTTATGAACTCGTACAAGCTCATCCTCAACAATCTTGATGTCATTCATGGCTAAATAACGCGCATCAGCTTCACTGATGCCATGCTCATACACCGCCTCAATGTTCGGTATATCCATGTATGCAAGTTCTTCTTTACTGATGCCTCGGTCTTTCAAATTACGCCCAATACCAATAGTATCTATTCCGAGGCTATCCTTGTACACGGTAAGTACAAGACCTTCATGCTCAATCAACTTATCCAGAAAATGTGATGTGTTATATTTCATAATGTCTTTCCAAGGATGATTGCCAGTGTTTTCCATTTTAAACATTGACATCTATTTTTTCCTGCTCTTGTCTAAGTACCATCTTGCACAATTAACTACGGTGTTTGTTGTTATCATGGCCACCAACCATATCTCCCACCACTCAATCAACTTCTTCATCTACCCTAATGCACAGAAGCTCTTTGTTCACCTCTTGCGTCATATCAAACTCTGCCACTGTGGACTGAAAATAGCATTGTGCCATTGTATCAGTATGCACCAGTGGCTTTACATCAAACTCAAACGGCGTAAGTGCCGTCACTAAAACCAAAACCCATGTTTGTGTCATTACTTCTCATGTCCCATCCAAACCGCGAACGCACCCGTCATAGCCCCAGTTACGACACTAACCAGAGCCGCTTGTTGGCTTGTTGGGTCTGGTAGGGTCATGAACCACTCCACTACCCGCCAAGCGGATAAGGACATCCCAAGCATCATCAAGCGAGGAAGTATCTTCCACTTTAGTATTCTTTCCATCGTTACTTCTGCCACGATTTATCCTCACCTGTTCTTCTGTCGTTCTGTTGTGCATATCCCACATCGGTGCCATTGTCATTTTTTCCCAAAAAACTTTGTCGCGCTTCTGACCCCAAAGCTTGCAGCAACAATAACGCCCAAGCTGTACTGGTACCATTCAGGCATTTGCTCCAGCTGTTGAAATCCATTTGCGACTACTTCTTCCATCCCCGGGATGAATGCCAATATTAACGGTATTGAAAAAAGGATTACAAGCCATTCGTCTTTCCACGACGACTGACTGCCACGAGCCATTTCCAAATCCCACTCAAGCTCACCGGTGGCTTTTCTTTCCATAATAGTCGCTTCAGCTTTCGCCTTAGCAACCTTAGCGCCGGTCTCAGCCTTAGTCTTCTCAACTTTGCCCTCCAGCCATGTCCCTGCCAAATTAGCTATGGGACCAATTAAGAGATTTAGCACTTCCATCTCCTACGTGCTTGCCGCAGACGGCTGTTAGGATTCTTAGCCGCCTTTGGAAACTTCTTCATTTGTCCTGCGCTTCTGGCACAGAAAGACTTACGGCGTTTAGCTGCTTTACTTCCGGGCTTGACTTTACCGGTGACAGCTGTTTTAAGTTTGGAACCGGGGTTCATACGGCGATATGCCTTAACCCCAGCCTCCGTCATCCCCGCACCAGATTTAGTGGAGCGAAAATTCTTCTTATTGCGCCGTGGCATCTTAGAGGGTTTGCGTGCCATTATGTTGCTGCCCCTTCAGGTTCCAAGCACTTATAACTGTATTGCATCGGTACAGGCATGGTGTAGGCTAGCGCCGTAACCATCTCTTGCACTCGTGCATAACATTCCTGATGCGTCCCGTAGGGACCGCGCTCATCAGTAGCTTCAATACAAGTGCCCGGGGACACATTACCAATAGCGCAAGCTAATACCATTGCCGTAAACATAACTAATCCAAAAAAGAAGGGCGGAACTTACGTTGGCAAAATTCCGCCCTATCTGCGACTTGAGCGGCTACAGCGAACCCCGCAGGAATAAGTGCAGCATCAAGCTTGGCTGGCAGGATAGGGGCATCTAGCCCCTCTCGTACTCAAGAAAGCCCTCAGCAACCAACGCTTTTTCAACATCCTCAACGCTAAAGTCTTTTCCGGTACGTTCTTTAAGTGCAGCCCGAACATAATATACGTGATGGCTCGGTACGTGCACTTTATAATGTCCATATGCCTCGTATTCCGCACACAACTGCTCTAATACTGAGCCGTGTCGTTGCTTTTTAGTCATAATGCATATATTTTACCATAAATACAGGTATTTGTGAAGGCTTCTAATTGTCAATCAAGAAAAATTACGCACAGGTGCGTTTTTGGTATTGACAGGGGGGTCAAAAAAGTGATATAAATTCTTGTTTTTCTTTTTTCCCTTTTTTTCTTTTTCAGGAAACGCCTTGAGTTTATGGTCGAGATAATAAAATCCATAAAAAATGGTAGAAAGAGAAGAAAAAAGGCATATAAATCCCCTGTAGTCTTATGGGGAAGCAAATGGGTGAAGGGAAATGACCAAAATAAACAGAATAAATCCAATAGTGAAAGCACTATGGACAAAAAAACAACAAATAATACCAAATAAAAAGAAAAAAATACCAAGAAAAGAAAAGTACAGAAAATATACCCCAGCGCTGCTGGGTTTTTTTATGTCCAGATGACAGGGGGCCGCGTATACTTATGGCCGCGGACTGGTATATGGCTTAAAAATCCCAATCTCGGGTCGGATTCGTACACAGGTAACTGGTACTGCCCCCGTGGCCCATGCGTACCCGCGC